ATATCCTGATGTTGTTGGAGCAACTGATCCTGAAATGGTTTTATTACAAAATATGTTAGATGAATTTAAAGCAAATAAATTAGCATATGAAGTATTAAGAACTAAAAATAAATTAGATAAAGCTCTTAAAGCTAAACAAAAAATTAATAATGAAAAATTTTTTGAGAATTTATTTAAAGAAATGCGTAAAGCTGGAATTGATGTAAATCGAATGAAAGGTGGTCAAGATGAATTATTTAGTTTGCTTGGTGGTTCTTTACGAGAAGATATAATAAATCAATTTTATGCTCAAAATGCTAAAGGTATAGATAGATATATAAAAAATTTATTTGATAGTCCAACAGCTAAAAAAGCTAAACGAAAATATATTTATGAAAGAGATTTCGGTAAAATAAGTAGAAATTTTAAATCTAGAGAATTGAATATTAATTATGAAAGATTAATGGATGAAGGATTTATTGAAGATGATATATTTAGATTAAGTAGAGGATATTTTAATTCAACAGTACCTGATATAGAAATAGCTAAAATTTTTGGTGATCCTATGGCATGGGGAGGTCAAGCTGGATTTAGACCCGGAATTAATCAAATTATAAAATTATATGATGAAAAAATTAGCAAAGCTAAAACAGGTAAACAAAAAATTAAATTAATAAAAGAAAAAGATCAAGTCATAGAAGATTTACAAGCTAGTAGAGATTTAATTAAAGGATTGTATGGATTACCAGAAAATCCTCATAGTTTTACAAGTAAAGCAGTTCGTCATGCAAAACAATATAATGCTTTAACAATGCTTACTGGATGGTTAGCAGCAGTTCCTGATGTTGGAAGATTAGTTATGGCTAATGGTGTTGATAAAGTATTAGGTGATACTTGGACAATAATGATGAATGGTATGTGGAAAGATATTATAAAAATGCAAAAAAATGAATTAAATATACTTAACGAAGCAGTTGATATGTTTAATGGTTCAAGAGCTGCTATTATTAATGATATTGATACTCCTTATGGAATGTACTCTAAGTTTGAAAAAGGAACAAATAGTTTAACTAATTTTTATTTTACTTACATTAATGCAATGAATGTTTGGAATACTGGAGTTAAGCAATTAATGTATATGTATAATGGTTCTTCTTTAATAGAAGATATGTTTCATATTGTTAAACAAACAGGAAAGAAATCTACTGCTTTAAAAACAGATACAACAATCGCTATGCGATTAGCTAATGCTTTTATAGATCAACCAATGGCAGAAAGAATTGTTGCTCAAGTAGAAAAATATGGATTTAAAAAAGGTAATTTTAGAATGGCTAATTTTGAAAAATGGGATGATGCAGTTGCAAGAGAACATTTTGAAGCAGCTATGAAACATGAATCTAATATTGGGATTGTTACTCCAAGAAAAGGTGATGTTCCATTATGGATGAATTGGCGTTTTGGCAGTATGTTATCTCAGTTTAAAAAGTTTGGTGTAGCTGCTACACAAGCTGTTTTAATTCGTGGATTACAAGAAAAAGATGCTAACTTTTTTGTTGGTGTTATGTTTTTAGTTGCTCTTGGAGGAATGGTAGATATGATTCGTACTCGTTCTTTTGGGAAAGATTATACTAAAAAATCAAGAACATCACAAATACTAGATGCTTTAGATCGTTCTGCAGCATTAGGTATATTTACAGATATTAATAGAGCTATTGAATCTGCAACAGATAACAGATTTGGATTAAGACCAGCTTTAGGTGATAAAAAACCTTATGGTACTTCATGGAAATATAAAGCTGGTATACTTGGACCATCTGCTTCTCAAATATCTAATATTGCTGATATTATGTGGGATACGGGTACTGGTGAATATAATCATCATACTGCAAGGAATGTGCGTAGACTTATACCTTTTCAAAATGTATTTTATTTAGACTGGATTTTCGACAAAGTTGAAAAAGGATTAAGGTTTTAAATGGCAAGTATTACAATATCAGATACAAGTCCTAGAGTACAATATACTGCTAGTGGCTCTCAAACAGCATTTACAGTTCCGTTTGAGTTTTTTAATGCTACTGATATTAAAGTTATTAGAACAGTAGGTACTACTGATACAACTTTAACTTATGCAGCTAGTCCATCTAGTGCTACACAATATTCAGTTTCAGGCGCTGGAGAAACTGGTGGTGGTTCAATTACTTTAGGTGGTGGAGCAACTGCTGGTCATAAATATACAATTTATAGAGATTTACCTATTGCAAGAAGTTCTGACTTTCCAGCTTCAGGACAGTTTTCAGTAGAAACACTTAATACAGAATTAGATAAAATTGTTGCTATGATGCAACAAAATGAAAGAGATTTTAATTATACTATTAAAGCTAAATCATCTACTTCAACTGCTTACGGTTTAACATTCCCTGAATTAGTAGCAAATAAAATTTTATCCGTTAATTCGGATGGGGATGCTTTAGAGTTTAGTCAATCAATTACTGATGTATCAACTGTGGCTGGAATTGCTAGTGATATAACGACAGTAAGTGGAATAGCAAGTAATGTAACGACTGTGGCTGGAATAGCCTCAAATGTAACTGCTGTTGCTGCAGATTCTGCTGACATAGGAGCTGTTGCTGGAAAAGCTACTGAAATAGGATTATTAGGAACAAGTGATGCAGTAGCCGATATGGCAATACTTGGTACTTCAGACATTGTAACAGATATGGCTCTTTTAGCAACTTCTGACAATGTAACAGCTATGGGTCATCTTGGTACTTCTGCTAATGTAACAGCAATGGGATTACTTGGTACTTCAGCAGTTGTAACTGACATGGGTTTACTAGGTACATCTGCGAATGTAACTGCTATGGGGCATTTAGGAACTTCGGCTAATGTAACTGCTATGGGATTACTTGGAACAAGTGCTGCTGTGGCTGATATGGCTTTATTAGGAGATTCTGATGTTATTGCCGATATGGCTCTACTTGCAGATTCAGATGTAATAGCAGATATGAATACACTTGCAACTTCGGACATTGTAAGTGATCTTAATACTCTTGCAACTTCAGATATCGTGACTGATATGAATTTACTAGCAACAAGTGCCAATGTAACGAATATGGCAACTTTAGGAGCTAGTGGTGTTGTAACAAATATTGCTACTGTTGCTGGATCAATTTCAAATGTTAATACTGTTGCTACAAATATTAGTGGAGTAAATAGTTTTGCTGATAGATATAGAGTAGATTCAAGTGATCCTAGTTCTAGTCTTGATGCTGGAGACCTCGCTTTTAATACGAGTTCTAATGTTCTTAAATATTATGATGGTTCGTCTTGGCAGACCATAACTGCTGACACAGATGTTAAAACTAAGGTTAGTTCTAACGATACTACTGCTGGTTTTTTAAATGGTAAATTAGTCGCTGGAGATAATGTGACCTTTACAGAAAACAATAATGGTAGTAATGAAACTTTGACTATCGCTGCAACTGACAATAGTGTCAGTATGGCGATTGCATTAGGATAGGAAGGAGAATATGGCTAATACATTTAAAACTGTAACTTTCGCTGCTGAGCCAGCTTCTGCTGGAACACCCTATGTAATGTATACTGTGGCTGGTAGTACTACTGCTGTTGTTCTTGGTTTAAGATTAACTAATATTCATACTACTTCTGTAACTGTTGAAGTGGAATTAGTTAGTGATACTGCAAATCGTGGTGGAGCAAACAATGTAGCTAATACTACAGCATTTTTAGCTAAAGATGTTGTGATCCCAGCAAAAAGTTCTCTTGAAATTTTAGCTGGTAGCAAAATTAATATGGAAACCACAGATGCAATACAAATAGATTGTTCGGTAGCAGATAAAGTTTCTGGTACATTATCAGTTATGGAGATTACTTAAGAGCTATGACCTACATTGGGCAACAACCCGCTACTACTTTTGACGCTGGTATTCAGGATAGATTTACTGGATTATCAACTAACACAGTAACTCTTACACATGAGATAGCAGCCGAAGAAGATATACTTGTTGTATGGAATAATATCGTACAAGATAAGAATACTTATTCGGTAGGTGGTACTGGAAATAAAACTGTTACATTAGGTGGCACATTAGTTTCGGCAGATGTCGTAACTGTGTATTACTTAAACAAAGTAATGCAATCAGTTAATCCAACTGCTGGAAGTGTTAATACTACACAATTAGCTGATGATGCTGTAACTGCTGGTAAATTATCTTCAACAGCAGTTGATAACACTAATACTAATTCTACATTAATTACAGCACAAACAGAAAAATCTACTTTAGTTGATGCAGATAAATTTTTATTATCCGATAGTGCTGCAAGTGGAGCATTAAAGTATGTGCAAAAATCTAATTTGCCATCTGGTGCTCATGTTTTGGTTGGCTCGACAGCTTCATCAAATGTAAGTGCCGTGCAAATGACAGGGTTATTTTCAACTACTTATAAAGTTTACAGAGTAATTATAAGAAAATGTCAAACAGTTCAAGATAATATAGATTTAAGATTAAGAATTAGTAAAGCTGATAGTGGTGTACCAGATGGAAATGATTACAAATGGGTTTTACGAAGATTTAGAACTGACGCACAAGACAATGAAGTTGGAGATCCAGATAGTTATTTTAGAATAATAAGTAATATTGATAACACAGATGAAGCTGGATCAATGAACGCTGAAATGATTATTAATACTGATTTAGGTACAAGTGGTAATAATTCTTTTAACTATTATGTTCAAACTGGTGGTGCAAGAAGTAATGATACAGCGATGGCTCATATTGGTGCAGGTTTTTATGAGGACACAATTTCAAATGTTGCTCCTGATGGTTTAAAATTTTACACAAGTGATGGCAACAATTTTTCAAGATTTAATTGTGCTGTCTATGGAATAGTAGGAGCTACATAATGGTAGATAAAATATCCGATAACGGAGTCATAAGAGATATGACAGCAACAGAACAAGCAGAAGCAGATAAAGTAAAAGCTGAATGGAACAGTGCTTCTGAAAAATTAAAAAGAATAAAAGAATTAAGACAAGAACATCTTAATGAAACTGATTGGTGGGTATTTAGAGGAGAAATGACAGACGAACAAAAAGCATGGAGAAAATCACTTCGTGATATACCAACTACTTATAGTGAAAGTGATTATGATGATCTTTTAGATTATAATAAAGACACAAAAAAATATACACATTCAATCTGGGAGAAACCTTAATGGCATTTAGTAAAATAGGGGATAGTGCATTAATAACTGATCCAATAAAAATTAGACAAGATATATCTTCTTTAGCTTTACATAGTGCAGTAGCAGATAATAAAGCAGCTTATAACTTACCTAATATGTTTATAGACCAGTTTGAAGATGATACTGGTATTGCTACTGAAACAAATACAGATAGAAACTCATCAGAATATGTTTCTTCTACAACTTCATCACAATCAGAAATTTCTTATTCTGGTGGAACTGCTAATGCTAGTTCAAGTGCTGGTGGTGGTTATGCAGCATCTACAGCTTTTGCAAATAATACAAATCAATTTGCTACTGCTAGTGGAACAAACGATACTGATACTTGGTATCTTTCAATGGATTTTGGAAGTAGTAAAGTTATTACTGGATATTCTTTAGATGTTGGAGGTACTTTTGGAAATGGCTCTCCTCTAAGTTGGACTTTTAAAGGAGCAGATAATGCTGGACTTGGAACAAACCCAACTGTTTTTGATACTGTTTCTAATAATAGTGGTGGCTCAAATCCTCATTCAGCAAACTTTTTAACTAATACTACTGCTTTTAGATATTGGGGTATTGATGTTACATTAAGTGGCTCTAACAATTACATTTATGTAACTGAATTAAATTTATTTGAAACTGTTGCATCTGTTAGTGCAACTGGTACACTTATAGGCACTACTCAAACAGCATCATCTTCGCAAAGTAAAGTAAGTGGAGTTATGTTATATAAAGATAATGCTGGTACAGCTACTATTGGCACAGATTTAAAAATATATTTTTCTTGTGATAATGGTAGTAACTGGACAGAAGCATCATCTTATGGAACAGTATCGCCAGTATTTAGCACAGGTGTTAAAATGATAAGACTTGGAGATACTACTTGTACTGCTGGTACACAAATAAAATACAAAGCTGTCTGGGCAAATCAATCAAGTGGCAGTAAAGAAACTCAACTTCATGGAATAGGGATGAATTTTTAATATGACATATGTAGGTGCAGTACCAACAACTGGCGACTTCAAGCTACTCGACTCAATCACAACTTCGAGTTCAACCACCTTTAACCTTCGGCAAGGGGGTGT